TCGCGGACGACACTGGGATAGCCGATGCCCTGTGACCCGCCGGCGTAGATGCCCTTCGCGGGGTCTGTGAGTTCTGGGACATCGCCGACGAGTGCGCGCCATTTTTCCAGGGTATCGCTGTCCTGGTCCAAGTGCGCACAGGCGTAAATATATTCGCCGTCAAATTCCTGTATAGTTGCTCCCCCAAGAACAAAACTAATCTTCTTTATCATATGGACCCCTGGCGCCTTGACCCATTGAAATTCATATTGTGCTTGCCGTGGGCTGCCTGCCGAAATGTCAATGTATTTGCTGTAAATATCAGGAAGGTCCACTAAGAGGCACATGTCGCTAATGAGGTCCGTCACGCGCGGAATCTTTGCGCGAACAGTGACTTCCTGGTCATAGAAGAGTTCAGTAGGGCCATCCAGGGGAATAGACACCGATTCTGTTGCGAAGTGACTGTATTTTTTGAAGACCTTATAAAAAAAGGTAAAATCTGGATTGCCGTTGAGGAGCACATTTTGAGAACCATAACTGGTTAATGAAATTAAACTACCACCGGGCATTCCCTCCTTAGTATATACATAGGTTTCATTATATTTGAAAATATACACATAGGGTTTTACACTATAGGTATATGTTAGGCCTGTTAGGCCGCCTGTTAGGTCTGCTTACTGACCGCTTGCTTACTGACCGGCTGTCCACCAAGTATCAGACAAGTATGGTGAAGAAACATCTGCCGCCCCACCTTTCTTTGTTTCCTGTGCTGGACCAACTGCGGTGAGACCCTGGATTTCACTATAGGAAATGGCGTAGCTGAAATATGTGAGACTGGCCAAGTCGCCATTGAAGGGACCGGTCACTTGGACTGTATCCGCGCCTTCCCCAAGACGAATGCCGGCACGCTGACTAAAGAGAATGAGGTCCTGGTAATTCTGCATGAGGACACCATCCACGGATAATTTCTTTATAATGTTTCCATTAATATAGACCTCAATCGCATTCTTACGGGCAATCAACACAACATGGACCCATTTATTGACAGGGACATTTGGAATATCCACATAGTTGAGAATCTTCTTAGTGCTATTCACATACACACGCATAGTATTCGTGTTACTATGAATGAAGACACCAGGACTTAATAGAGGATACATCTTGGTGTAGCCTTTGTGGAAAACGTGCTTGAGAGCGGAGCCATTTGCGTCTCCAGAGAAGCCATTGGAGTTGAGTAAGAGGAAGAAACTATAGGTATATTCAATGCCGGTGCGTTCATTGAAACTGGGGGGGAGTGTGAGCGCGGAAGTAATGGCGGGGTCCTGCGCAATTACCTCGGTGTTATTCTGTGCGTTGGCTCTATACGGGAATACATCAATACGCGACCCTTCCGCCTTGGACCAGAGGAGATACATGGATTCAAGTGCCATCATAATAATATAGAGTATCAAACCAAGAACAAGAACCAGTAAGAGCTGGGACAGGGCGCCACTTCCCATCAAAAATGACTGCGCATTAGTGGAGCTATTATTGAATGATTCGGAATAGGAATCCATCTCTAACGAAGAGTGGGGAAAAAACAACTATGGTCCATGTATATTAGATTATAAAAAGTAAATACCTATAATGTAAGCCTTATGTATGCACTATAGGAATGGATATGTTTTATGAATTAACTTATTCTTATGAATATTCTTCTAACTAATCCATACCTGGAATAGTGAGGCTCTTCAGATATTCTGGGTCAAAGAGGCCTTTAATCCAATTACCGATACTGAAGGGCGCAGAGGGGCCACTCATGTAGAGGCGCCATACTTCTTCAGGATTGAGGGCGTAATTGGCCATCTTAATGTTGCCGAGGAACCCACCGAAGCCGCCGTAGGCTGCGGCATTGAGATAGAGGCCATATGTTGCCGCGCCGCCAACCTTATACATTGCGGGTAAGACAACAGAGCGGGCGAGTTTGCCGTCCATGTAAATATCCAGAATCTTGTTATTAAGAGCAAAGGTGAGCATAACCCACTTCTGGAGTTCCACATCACGGACGGTTGCCTGAACATTGGATGTTGGGATAGATGATGGAGAACCCATTATAGTGGTAGAATTGTCGGTTCCACTGGTAGGTTCTGTGGAAATGCCGACCTTTAAGTTACTTGTATTTGGTTCTAAATAGACGACCATAGTCTGTTCGCCAGTAAGAGTGGATGAGCCGCTGCCGGTACCGACCTTGCCGAGGGAAAAGATATGTTTCGCGGCACCAGGATTTACACGTTGTAAGTCCTGGAGATAGACCCAGATATTGACGGTAAGTTCGCCGCCACTATAGACCTGTTTGTCGAACATTTGGGAAAAGGTCGCAGCACCACCGGTTGCCTTATCGGCAGGTAAGAACTGGTCATTCATAGACTGAATTTCCAGACCAGAACTGGTGAAGAGATATTTATAAAGATAATAGAGAGCAACTAAGACGAATACTATAAGGAGTAGGCGAATCACCATTTTAATAGCGCCAGCGCCTCCATCATTTGAAGAATTCATTCTATATGTTTTCTACAAATATATTTTACAATTTTATATGCTCCTAATCAAATGCGGTTTTAAATGTGCGACCGGAAGGAGGCTGGTATGTGGGTGTAGAGCATGTGCCGTCAGGACAAAAGAGTGCGCCGCCGGCAAAGAGGGAGGTTAAGAAGTCCTGCTTTTCAATGGGCCGACCTTTTGTATCCGCGGTGGCGGCAATGTGGGCCTGTATGTCATTTTCGCGGAGAACGGTCTGATTTAAATTGGGGTATAGAAAACGGCCTTTAAAAGAGGGACCACCAATCTTAATCGCCTCCGCTTCTCGCGTATAATATGCGTCAAAGACCTTAGAACCGGCCACAACACCGTTGTAATATACGGTAAAGCGGCGACCTTCGCGATTCACAGTCACATAGACCCATTTTTGGACTGGGAAATCATCCAGGGGCATTACATTATAGGTGTTAGTGTTATTTGATACGAGATTGACAACCGCATATGTTGTTTGTGGCGTATCATTGGAGTTATGAACATAGAGTTTGAAGGGTCCAATAGAAAGGAGAGGCTGTGCGCTGTCATTATTGCGGGGAGTGTGGTCATAATTATTGAGATAAAGATATGCGCCGAAGGAGCCGCCGCCGGTTCCATAATAGAAACTATTATAGACTTGTCGTGGGGTGCCGATACGGGTTGTTATATCCAGGGAACCTTTGGAGGGGGAAAGATTCGTCTCAGAAACTGGGCGGAATGCGTAGAGGAGTCCCCATAGCACGAGTGTAATACCTGTAAGTGCGGCAACAATCATGAGAAGGGAAGGACTGCCGCCAGTGCCTGAATTGAAACTGAGGCCACGACGCATATATTTCGCACTATAGTGAAGAGCGTAGGCAATAAGGAATAGACCACCTATAATGCCGACAATGGCAAGGCCGAGTTTTTTTAAGAAATCACCACTCATGAGGGTCTTCTATTGATGCCTTGTTTAAAAATGGGCAGGTGGATACTACTTAGGAGCAAGTCCCATCGGCAACATTATCTGATTCCAGTTTAAATGACGGACTAACAGTGGAGCCGTAGGCGCGCATAACATCAGGGCTGACAATGGAGCCCCAGAGGCGAAGGCGCTTAATGCGGACCGGTTGTGCGGATGAGGTTTTAAGTTCATCACGGAAAACAAGGGTTGTGCTATTTTCTAATAGACGTGCCGGTGCTGGGAATACCTGTGTTTTATAGAGGGCACCATTGACATATGCTTCCATGAATTTATCTGAAAGGATAAAACCGACATTGAACTCCTTACGAATAGGCACGTTGGAAATAATAATTTCTTTCGTTCCTATATTATCTCCGTCCTTTGTCTTCACAATGAAATGGAGGTCATTCTTATTTGGTTCTAAAAAGAATGTAAAGTTAGCTTCGCCGGCGCCATTTGGGGATGTTTGAGAAAGGATGCTAACATTTGACCCACCAGTATGATTGACATCAAGAATCATGTCAAAGCAAAGACTAAAATTATAATAGACGGTGTCGCACATGTTAGCGGACACATCCTCATGTGTAGAGGACTTCTCATCTTCCCATTTTACATGACCATTATCACCACCGGAAAGCACTGAGCCAAAGACGGGTTTATATGTGAAATGTATAATTACAAGAATAATTAATGCGACAAATGTAATAATTAGACCATAAAATAGAATATTCATAAGAGTGCTGGAACTGCCTCCACTATTTGCGCTTTGGCCGAAAAAATAAGAACCAGAATTCATTCCTGTTATGAATGGTTCATTTTATAATAGGCATACCAACCGAGTGCACTTACTAAGGCAATAGCGCCAGTAGCAATGGCCGCCCCTTTAGCCATGTCTTTAAATCCCCCAGCATCCAAATCATCAGGCACATATACGGGACTACGGGCGCGTGCACCGAGAGCAGCATAGAAACGAATTGCGTCTGCTTCTGTATGATTAGACGGTTTGCCGAGGCTTTCATTCACGGCGTTATGAATCTGGACTGTCCAACGGAAGAGGTCAGTGCGACTATCCAAACTGGGAGTAATAGGGTATTGCTTTAAGAAGTCGGCATAATGCGTTTTACAAATGGGACATGGAATCATATATTGAAGACTTTCGTAGAACTCCTTTGCGGCGCGTTTTTCTGGGAGTGTGGGAGAGTTGCTGTAGCCAAGGGCGGCAAGATGTATGGTGTGCCAAAAGAAGGGCCCCCATACGGCGGGAGGGATACTCATAGGAACTTTACCATGTGTATCTTCTGATGCGGACATTATAGGGGATGTAAGAATTATCTAATGTATGTTGGGATTGGAATTTGGTGACATTGAACATACAATGTTGGATTTAAAAATGGATGTAACATCTGATGTTCAGCTTCTATGTTACATTTGACATTTGACATTTGACATTTGACATTTGACATTTGACATTTGACATTTGACATTTGACAGATGTCCCCTACGCCAATCCAACAATCCTATAGTGTAATCCCAAAGAAAGCACTATAGGAATGTTATTCGTTAGACCTATGCTGATTTTATGCCCTATAATTCGCACCAAAAGCGTGAATAGTGCTCATATAAAATCCGCATAGGTCTAAAAATACCCCATGGGTTAAAGAGATTCCACACATAGTATATAAGTATTAGACCTTTTATAATGAGTTCTTCACCGAGCAATCCATTCTTACAGACCTATAAAATCCGATGTACAAATTGTAATCAATACGGACATCACATACGGCATTGTGACCAGCCGGTGAGTTCCTATGGTATAATAGCATTTCGTATTAATGACCCTTCATGGAATCAAGTAAGCGCCATACATGGACCAGACCCTCAACTTCCATTAAATGCGCTTGAATTTCTTATGGTTCAGCGTCGTAACTCATATGGGTTTGTTGAAATTATAAGAGGGAAATATAAACTTAATGACCTTTCTTATTTGCGCATGATTATTGCCGAAACGACAAAGGTAGAACAAGAGGCTCTACTAACGCAATCATTTGAAACTCTTTGGCGGAATATGTGGGGTGTAGAAAACAAGAACTATAAGCATGATTTTGAGGTGAGTCGTGAGAAATTCTTAAAAATTGTGGCCGGCATTGAGGATACCACTTCAAAGAAAGTAATTACACTTGCCCAGCTTATTCATGAAAATAAGTCATCTTGGGCCACTCCTGAATGGGGATTTCCAAAGGGAAAGCCAAATATTCATGAATCCACAGTGGAAACGGCGGAACGCGAATTCTGCGAAGAAACCGGTCTTGAACCAGGGGATTTCTATATTTTTGAAAATGTATATCCATTTCAAGAGAGTTTTTATGGGACAAATCAGACACAATACAAACATATATATTATTTGGCCTACATGTTACCGCATGTATCAGTGCGTATGAAAAACGACGACACTGTTATGACCCGTGAAATCGGCGACATTAAGTGGCATTCTTATAATGATGCGTTGGTGCGTATTAGAGATTATAATAATCAAAAGAAAGAATTATTGCTCCAAGTTCATAAAGTATTACAAGAATATATCCCGCTATTACTTGGTCCGGCTGTAAATCCGGTATATATTTCTGAAAAAGAAGATGAAGAAGTGAAAGCGTCCAGTGGAAAAGTATCTGAAGAAGAACTATCTAATAGAGAGCAAGATGTTGCCGACCGAACCAAAAAAACCCACATTGTCGACGGCAAGTCCTATGCTTCTGCCGTTGGGGGATACACGAAATAAGTCAGTGGCTTTAGATAATTATACGAAAGAAACGCTTCTTTCTCGTTGGACCAGTGCGGAACATAACCCTCATATATTGGAGGCTCTTCAACGAAATGATGATTTTCCTTCTATGGACCAGCGCTACGGCCTACACCCCACGATTGACATGGAACTGGACGAAGAGGGAATAACTATAGGGGATAAATTCGTGGAGCGCTTATTACATAAAGCCGAATACGCATTAACGGAATCCAAATTTGACCCAAATGAGGACCCATGTGCTACGTCAA